AAGGTTCGTCTCTCCCCGAGCCAAGTAACAATTGCCAAAAGATTGGGAGTGCCACTCGAAGAGTACGCAAAATACGTTAAGGAAGGACAATGACTGATAATCAACAAGATGAAATTGATGCCATCAAGAGAACTTCCCGCGCAAAATCATCACGGGCGACACAGGTTAGAAGAAAACCGTGGAGTCCACCGTCTAAACTAGACGCGCCCCCTGCGCCAGAAGGGTTTAAACATCGTTGGATACGTGCTGAAGTGCGTGGTTTTGAAGACCGCACTAACATTTCTTCCCGTATGCGAGAAGGCTACGAGCTAGTCCGTCGCGATGAATACCCGGATTTTGAGGCACCTACTGTGGAATCGGGGAAATATGAAGGCGTGTTTGGTGTTGGCGGATTGCTTCTGGCAAGAATCCCGTTGGAAACGGTTGCAGAACGAACTGAATATTTTGAAAGAAAGAATGCAGATCAGATTGAAGCCATTGAAACGGACGTTCTTCGCGAGAATGCACATTCGACTATGGTGATTGACAAACCAGAACGTCAATCCCGTGTAACTTTTGGTGGTCCTCGTAAGTAAAGCTTTTAGGAGCAAAACATGGCAAATCAAGAAACCGCTTACGGGCTTCGTCCTATTGGACTTGTCGGCGCAGCCGCAAATTCAAACGGAATTACCGAGTACGAAATTGCCTCTAACAACACAAACGCTATTTTTCAATACAGCATCGTAGTTCCGACTGCGGCTGGTGTTATTGATCAAGCGGGCGACACGGCGGGCGGTACAACTGCTGCGCTAGGTGTGTTGATGGGAATTCAGTACATGGATTCGGTATCTAAGAAGCCTGTCTATTTAAACTATTGGCCCGGTTCAGCTAGCGTTAGCGTTGACACGAACTTCCCTGTCAAAGCTCTCGTTGCTGATAACCCGATGCAAACTTTCCAAGTTGCTACAGATGCAAGTATTACCGACCGAGCTACGGCTCTGACGGCTGTTTTTGCTAATGCAAGCCTTGGCACGTCTGCTCGAACGGGTAGCACGGATACCGGACGCTCAAACTCAGCGTTGGGTGTGTCTACGATTGCAACTACGGCAACTCTGCCGCTCAAAATCATGGGTATCGTTGATGACGACGCCAACAGTGATTTTGCCGCAGCAGGCATTGGCTTGGTTGTAAGAATTAATTCACACTACAACTCTCCGAATGCGCGTTTCGATTCACAAACCACTGCCACGACAACTGGCATCTAGGGTAGGAGAAATTCAATGCCTATTACACGCGCCCAACTGGCGAAAGAGCTTGAACCCGGCCTAAATGCTTTGTTCGGCTTAGAATATGATCGTTACGACCAAGAGCATGCTGAAATCTTTGACGAAGAGTCCTCGGACAGAGCGTTTGAAGAAGAAGTAATGCTTTCTGGCTTCGGCACTGCCCCTGTGAAATCAGAAGGTGGCGCTATCTCGTTTGATGCCGCGCAGGAAACATACACTGCACGCTATTCGCACGAGACAATCGCGCTGGCTTTTTCAATCACAGAGGAAGCTATCGAAGACAATCTCTATGACAAGTTGGCAGCACGTTACACTCGTGCGCTGGCACGTTCTATGTCACAAACCAAGCAGATCCGTGCAGCTAGCGTACTGAACAATGCGTTCAGCACTGCTAGTCCTATCGGTGACGGCTCGGCTTTGTGTGCAGCAGATCACCCGTCTATTTCGGGTAATCAGTCGAACGTTCTGGCAACTGCTTCCGATCTCAACGAAACATCTCTTGAGCAGATGTTGATTGATATCGCAGGCTTTACCGATGAGCGTGGCCTGAAAATTGCTGTCCGAGGAATGAAATTAATCATTCCAAAGGAACTTCAATTTATCGCAGAGCGAGTTTTGAACTCTAACCTGCGTCCCGGCACTGCCGACAACGACACAAACGCACTCAAGTCTATGGGTATGCTTCCCGAGGGAGCAGTGGTAAACCACTTCCTGACAGACACTGACGCGTTCTTTGTCAAGACCGATGCCCCTAATGGCTTCAAGCTGTTTCAAAGAACCGCCATCAAAACTGCGATGGAAGGTGACTTTGATACTGGAAACATGCGCTTTAAAGCGCGTGAGCGATACTCGTTCGGTGTTTCCGATTGGAGATCCGTTATCGGCACTCCCGGTGCATAAGCTTGTAAAAGCTTGTGAAAAAGAAGGGGCACATTGTTGCCCCTTTCTTTTTTGTGTATGCTAAAAACATCCCTGACAGGTGCATCCCGCGCCTGACACTAGCCACGACAGGAGATACTCATGGCGAATACGACTTTCTCGGGTGCGGTACGATCTGAAAGTACCTTCAAAACCGTAAGCAAAAATGCTTCGACAGGCGCGTTTACAGAGGTTGCTACTTTAGGTGATGGCCCAGTAAGCCTTGCTGACGGCAATGTTACCCTTACGAACGCAACTCATAGCGGAAGAATTCTTCTTGTTCCAGACGGTGGGCAAGACAACACCTATACGCTTCCGGCTCCTATTGCTGGATCGGTGTTTAGGTTTGTTTACGCAGGTGGTGCAGCGGATGCAACGGATGCGATCATCGTTACTCCCGGCAACACTAACTTTTACATCGGCGGTGTTACTTTCTTAGACAGTGATAACGAAATTAGCTCAGTATTTTCTGACGGAAACTCAAACAGCAGCATTCAGTTGAATGTTCCCGCTGGCTTTGACGTAACCATTGTTGGTTTGAATACCACTAATTATCAAATCTTCGGCACTGTTACGAGCGCAACTGCACCTGCATTTGCTGACCAGTAATAGGAGGCAGTTATGGCTGATACAGTAGCTTCACAAACGCTAGCGGATGGACCTAAAACCGCTGTTTTGAAACTGACCAACATTTCGGACGGCTCTGGTGAAAGTGCCGTCACGAAGGTTGATGTTTCGGCTTTGCAGCCTAGTGCCGATGGCGATGCGTGTACGAGTGTTACTATTGAACGTATTTGGTGGCAATGCATTGGGATGAAAGTCCAGATCTTGTGGGACGCCTCAACGGACTTGTTTTGTATTGAGCTTGGTGAAAACCAAAGCGGTGATCATGACTACACTAAGTTTGGTGGCCTCACAAACAATGCTGGATCGGGCAAAACTGGCGACGTAAAATTTACGACCGTCGGCCACACCAGTGCAGACACCTACACAGTTATCTTGTACTTGAGGAAAAACTTTTAGTAAGGAAACTTAGTATGGCAACAACCAAGGATGCTAAAAGACTTCCTTCTGGTCGAATAAAGTACCGGGGTGAAACGTTTGCAGGCTTTAACAAGCCCAAACGAACTCCGGGAAAAGCCAAAAAAAGTGCGGTTCTTGCTAAAAAAGGAAGCGAAATCAAGCTAGTTAGGTTTGGTGACCCGAAGATGTCGATAAAGAAAGATCAGCCCGGAAGGCGGGCTAACTTTCGTGCCAGACACTCTTGTGATACGGCAAAAGATAAATTTTCGGCTCGCTATTGGTCGTGCAAGGCATGGTAATGTCCCGTGGAGACATGCCCAGAGGACTAACGTATTACCGTAAAGGCGGTGCTGCGTCTAAGAAAAGCAAGGGCAGTAAAATCTGCCCTGCCGGTAAAGCGTGGGCGAAACGAACATTTGATACGTACCCCTCTGCTTATGCCAACATGGCAGCTTCTAAGTATTGCAAAGACCCTAATTACGCCAAAGGCAGCAAGAAGAAAAAGTAATGGGTGAACTGAAGAAATGGCGAGAGCAAAATTGGGTTCGCATCGACAGTGAAGGCAACATTGTCGGTAAGTGCGGCACTTCTCCTGACAAAAAGAACCCTGATCGCTGTTTGCCGGAGTCTAAAGCTCGTTCTTTAACTAAAGCAGAGCGTGCTGCTACAGCACGCAAAAAGAAAAAGGCGGGAAAAACCGGTAAGACTGTTGTGTCTAACACCAAAAAAGCCACGGTTAAGGGCATGCGACAAGGTGGCGCTGTCCGCAAAGAAATCGCTAGAGGGTGCGGTGCTGTGCTAGAAAGCCGCAGAAAAGTAACCAAGTACCTGTGAGGTATATATGTCAGTAGTAAATCTGGGCAATGGTGCCCCAAAAAAGAAGGCTGCAAAAAAGAAAGCCCCTGCTATGAAGTCCAAGGGGATGAACATGGGCGGTGCCATGAAGTCTAAAGGCATGAAGATGGGCGGCGCTGTAAAGTCTAAAGGCATGAAGATGGGCGGCGCTATGAAATCTAAGGGCATGAAAAATGGCGGCAAAGTGTCCAAAATGAAGTCTAAGGGCTATCGCCAAGGTGGGAAGGTAAGCAAATAGAAAATGGCTTACCTACAATCCAATATCCCGCACTTTAAGTGCTGGGTAAGAAAAGAGTTTACGCATAACCACGAGGCGTATCATGGTGAGTTTTTGCACGCCATGGCTGTAGCTGTAACTACAATGCCCTGTAGATGTCTGAGCTTTCAGATGATTTTTACGGGTATTGAAGCAGACGGCGAAGAAGAAGATACCGTGCATGGCGGGGCAATGTGGGCAAGAATGCCCATAACTGCCTTGGTTGCCGATGTTCCCTTAGAGGAATGGCCGGAGCCTATGGCGGTACACGACGCACAGCCTTGGGACTGCTCTTCTCACCACCACGCTGTTTCTGTCTTAGATCGTGCCACGCCATGCCCTTGGATGGCAAAAATTGGCGGAGAAATGTATCCCGCCAAGTACCTTTTCACAGTAGACTACACCGAGAGTGAAATTGCGGATGACCCAGCACAGCACAAGCAAAGTCATGTGCTGCAACTTTTAGATGCGGGGGAGTGGACAGGTAACATCGTTGCATTACCAAACAACCGGGTTCGTGTAACGCACCCCGCGTGGTTTGAAACGGGTACAGGCGCTCCAGATTTTAAGCCTTCGGCTCACATACATTATTCGAAGTCTGATCTAGACTACGTTCTTGATGTGAACCGTGTATTCGATAACCTATACAATGACAACGAGTAACAGCAAAAATTTTGAGATTGATGTAGCTGAGTACATAGAAGAGGCTTTTGAGCGTTGTGGCTTAGAGGTCAGGACCGGGTACGACTTAAAAACAGCGAAACGATCTTTGAACCTGTTGTTTGCTGATTGGGCCAACAGAGGTCTTAATCAGTGGACTATTGCGCAAACGTCTATCACGGTTGCGTCAGGTATCAGTGAATATCCCGCAGGAACGCTAACTCTTTCGGTTGCTGCGTCCGGCAGTTTTTCCGTAGGAGAGACGATAACCGGAGGCACTAGCGGAGCAACTGCTTCCATAACCAGTAAGCCTTCCACCACTTCGTTTGCCACTACCATACCCGTAGGAACGTTTACTAACGGCGAAACGATCACGGGTGGAACAAGTTCGGCAACGACTACGGTAACCGCAGTCCAAGACCTAAACGATGTTCAATCCACCATCGACATATTGTCGGCTGTTGTGACACGAGATGGCACTGATTTTGCGATAGATCGGTTAAGTAGGTCAGAGTTTTTAAACATTCCTACAAAGACGCAGACGGGCAGGCCCAATCAATTTTTCTTGGATCGGCAGATTACCCCTGTGTTGAAAATTTGGCCGGTCCCCGAAAATAACACGGACATTGTGAAGTTTAACCGGTTAACGCGCATTGATGACGCCGACACGTTTACCAACACTGTGGACGTGCCTTTCCGGTTTTACCCGTGTTTGGCCGCAGGGTTAGCGTACTACTTGTCTATGAAGAAAAATCCTCAGATGATGGGGATGCTCAAATCGGTGTACGAAGAAGAAATGATTAGAGCCATGGAAGAGGATCGTGACAGAGCTTCTTTCAAGATAAGCCCTCCTGCCTATAGATACGGAGTGTAGTCATGGCATTTGCTTCCGGAAAAAACGCTTACGGTATTTCAGATCGCTCCGGTTTTCGTTACAAACTGAATCGAATGCGTAAAGAATGGAACGGCAGTCTGGTAGGTTTTGATGAATTCGAGCCAAAGCAGCCGCAGTTATTGCCGCTTCCTCGTGTGGACGATCCGCAAGCTTTAAAAAACCCTCGACCGGATAGAACAGAGCCGACTGTTGTTTCTGTAGGCGTCCCCGTGGTCGGCATTAACCCGTTTGTTCCCGTGCAGGCTTCGGGACAAATTGGTCAGGTTACGGTGGTGATAGCATGAGTTTTACGTTAGCCACGCTAAAATCTACGGTTCAAGACTACTGTGAAACCTCGGAAACAACGTTTGTTGCGGACTTGCCCACGTTTATAAAAGAAGCGGAAGAGCGGATTTTAAAGAACGTAGAGATGCCGTTTTTTAGAAAAAACGTCACAGGAACGGCTACTTCGGGCAACCCCTACCTTGCGATGCCCTCGGATTTCCTTGCTTCCTATAGTTTAGCGCTACAAAAAGACAGCGAATATTTGTATTTGTTGCTGAAACAAGTGTCTTTTGTTCGATCCTATACCCCAAACCCGGCTACTACCGGAACACCCAAGTACTATTCTCTGTTTGATGAAGATACTTTTTTGTTAGGTCCATCTCCGGATGACACTTATACGTTTGAACTTCACTACAAATTTAGGCCTCAATCGTTGACGGCGGGCGCAGAAAGCGGCACTACGTGGCTTTCCGAAAATGCCCCGGACGCGCTTTTATATGGAACTTTGGTAGAGGCAGCGACTTTTTTAAAGGTTCCGGAAGAGGTTGCGCAATATGAGCAGCGTTTTTCTTTAGCAGTCGCCGCTTTGAAAGCATTAGGCGAAGGCTACGGTGCTCGCGATGAATACAGATACGACATAAACACAGGTGCTTAATGTCTTTTTTTAACGCATCTCAAGCAAATGTTGGCTCTGTTGTTGTAGTTACTACTCAAGACAAAGGTCATGACCCAGAGTTTTGGGCAAAGACGGCATCAGATAGAATTGTGAGTGTCGGTGGAAACTGTCATCCTTTGATTGCCCAGCAAGCTGAAGCTTTTAAGCAGTCTGTGGAAACAA